AATCAATGGAGAAAGCAGAGCTGTCTGACAGGTCAATCTCACCGATGCGCTTTGTGGTTGGCCGTGGGCTCATACCGGAGACCACAGAGTTCCAGCAGTTCTTCTGCTTCTCACACTGGGTCGGGAGCCTCAGGCTTGGTGCTTGTTGTGAAACCCCTCCGACCAGATTCTTGATTTCCTGAGATACGAGTTGTCCCATTAGTGGATACCTCCGGTCAGCTTAACGTAAGTGGGGTCGAGACCACCGTACGGATGTGTCTTGGATGAACTGCGGTAGTTGTCCATGGCAATCTCAGGGTTATTCATAAGGCTGTAGTTGCCAGCCTCAAGCTCCTCAGCCTCAAGTTGGGCCAAGGCCTCAGCCTCATCCCGAAGATGGAACTGAGCGATGTTGCCCGATCCGAGGAAGTCATTCTGGAAAATCCGGGAAGCCTTCGTGACGATGTAAATCTTGACCGACTCCGGAAGTTCCTCCCAGTCAAGACCAACGACCAGGGTCGCCATCTTGGGGCCATCCATCTGGTATGTCCGATTGAACACATCGAACAGTTTCCGGCCTCGGGCTTGGAGCTGCTGTGTCCCTGTGTCCACCTTCAAGGTGTTCCGTGGGAGCTGAATCTCACCCTTGTTGTTGGGGATGAGCTTTGCGTATGGACTCGTGTTGAAGTACCAGCCTTTCCTCTGGACATCCCGTGAGGTTCTCTCCAGTTGGAGCTGAGCCAGTCGAGATTCCGAGAGGCCTGTACCCACGGAGTTAACCGGCGCTTCACCGATGGAGGCCAACACCTCGTTCACAGCATCCAGTTCTGTCATTGGGCCTAGCATTCTGACCTCCTTTGTGATAATGGAAAAAATAGGCCACCACCCGGAGGTGATGACCTTAAGATTACCTAAGCATTAGCTCGGGTCTTTACGCCTTATGCGTGGTACTTCTCAATGACCACACACATACCCGGACGCAGGATGTCGTGACCGACAGCCAGTTTACCCAGGATGTTGTGACCAAGACGCAGCGGCTCAGGAACGTGAGTTACGTTCAGGTCCAACAGCTTGGTGGTGGCAATCGCGTCTTCCACGAATACCAGACCAATGACGTTGCTGTAGTCGCCACGGTACTTGGGGGCGTTACCAGAACCGAACTCTACGTCAGACAGCGGCTCAGGATCGTCTACCAGACCGGCAGACTCATCGGCACCCGGTAGGTTGTTGGACTCCCAGACGTTGATACCGGCGATACGAGCCACGGGGCCAGTAGCCTGCATGGACGGATCGACAGAACCAGCTATGTCCTTGTTCAACCAAGTGATCGCGGTGGCGTCATCCTGAGAGATGTTAACCAGGGCTTCAATCTGCTCTGGGCCGAAGACCACGTTGGCGTTCTTACGGATGCTGTTCTTGCGGAACTGAGTCCGGGCCTTGTATAGGGCATCAACCAGGGTAGCACCCTTGTCCTCGTCACCAGCAGAAGACAGCATGATGTTCTGGGTGTAAGGCTCATCCGGCAGGGTCTTAAGACCGGCAGCTACAGCCTCAGAGTTATTGGTGATGTAACCAGCCTTGGCCATCATGCGGAAGATGTTCCGGTCAACGAGACCAGCCAGAGATTCGGCACACTCGGTGCTGTACTGTTCGCGCACATCATAGTGCAAAATCGCTTCCTGAATGTCCGGGATGAACACAGGAGAGATCGCGATGTCGTCAATGGTGACGGTGCGCTCAGCGTGGCCGATCTGATTGGTTTCGATCAGCTTACCGGGAGTGTGGTACTTCGCGGTGTTCTTACCGATCAGCGGGAAGCTTGCGGATTTACCATTATTGATGGTGCGAACCCGAGTTAGCTTCATGGCGATGTGCAGGTCATGGAACATAGTCATGACTTCGCCGCCATACTTCTGCAGGAACAGAGCACGGGAATCGCCGGAGTTATCGTGCTGACCCGGCTGAGAGAGAGTTTGATCTGAAGGGAATACCATAAAGTGTTTCCTTAATTATTGAGTGTCTTCCGTGATTATGTCTAGACATTGAGACTATTTAACCGAAGGTCATCCAACCATCGGCGTTCATTCCTTTCTTGGAGGCCTGACCTGCAGCCAACCTCTTGTCGATCTCGGTTCGATAAGCTTCGCCAATACCATCCTTCCGGCGATACCGGGGGTCTTGCATGGCTTCCATCAGATCACCATCCGATTGAATTGGCTTAAGGCCTGCCGGGGTGTTACCATTCACACGGGTACCCTCGAAGCCGTTAGCCTCGCGATACATAGCTTGGAGTGCTTTCGTGGCCACTTTCTTGGCCTGAAGATCAGAGCTATCGAAGACCTTGTTGAAAGTCTCAGTCTCACCTTCTTCCAGGGCGTTCTCAGCCCACTTTTGCATCTCCTCGTATTGCTCCTTGCCACCGACCATGTCGTGAATCTCACGGTCGTGCAGTTGGAGTTCCAGCTCTCGGATACGGTTATCGGCGTCCGACCCATCAGACTCGGGGTTATCATCTGAGGGGTCCTCTTCCTGAGAATCACCTTCGTCGTCGCCTTGGGACTTATCTTCGTCACCGGTCGGTTCGTCACCACCAGAGTCCTGTCCCTTCAAGTCGTTGTATGCATCAATCAGTTGCTCCATCGACTCAAAACCGTCAGGCAGACCATTCGGCTGGTCGTCCTGTTCTTCACCCTCGGTTGGGGTTTCAATCGGGTCGCCATTGGCGTCTGTCACCCGAAGATCGCTGGTATCTACTTGCGGGTCTTCACCGCTTTCCTGACCCTCTTCAGGGCCTTTGTTATTGTCCTCTCGGGCCACCTTGACCTCCTTGCATCATCTGTTGGATTGCTGCGGTTCCACCTTCTTGTCCGAGCTGTTGCATCATCTGTTCCTGCTGACGGGACTTGCGCTGTTCTGGTGTGAGAATCAGACCTTCCGTGTCGATACTCAGGGCTGCAGCCATACGCGATGCCAATTCGCTGAAGTTGACGTACTCCTGAAGAACCTCAGGCCCCAGGTTTGCGAACTGGCTGATGAGAACTTGAAGCTTTTGAAGCTCCTGCTCTCGTCCCAGTGCGTTAATCCCTGTGATAATCTGTGGTTCCAGAGTGTCTTTGGGCATCTCCGGGAGCTGGCCTGCGGAATGCAAATAGCCAATCTCAAGGTCTGCGATAGGTTTCTGCAGCGTGTTTGCTAACTGCGTGAATAGACCGCCAAGACCCTCTTCGAGCATCTGGGTAACCTGACGGATTTCTTCTGCGGTTACACGCTCCGCGTCCCTGCGGATGGCACCTGTCATCAGGAATGACTCTTGGAGACGTTGGATGACTTCCTGTCTCATCTGCTGGGCTATCGCAAAGTCGCCATGCTTATCCATTTGCAAGGCTGTGACATCTCCCTCTTGCCCTTTCACGAACCCACCGTTCGGAGCTTTCTCCAAGGCTGCGGGTTTCGCTGACGCACCGGGCTTAACGAGGAATATAACTTTGGCTGCGGCGACTGCGGCTTGTGTGATCGCTTTGGTCAGAACCTCAAGTGTGTTGAAGTCCCCCATGTGTTCTTCGACGTAGGACCGTCCATAGTCTTCGCCATCAACTTTGACCAGCCGTTGAGCGACCCAAGGGTTCTTCCCTTTGGGATACATCGAATGGGAGGTCTCGATCTTGACCCCTGCGACTTCTTGGTATGACTGCCAACGCTCTCCATGCGTTTTGTAAATCCGTGTGTAGACCTTTACGTCTTGCTCAGTCTTACCTTTGGCATCCTCATCAGCGGCAACGTGGGCCTGTGCTTCTGCCGGTAGCTTATCCTTGCTTACAGACTCACAGATGATGATCTCACTGGTGTCGCCTTCAGAATCACGTTCCACCACATATTGGCTGAGAGAGTAAGCCCTGACGCTCTTCTTTCCGTAGTAGAGCAGGACGTTACCAGCCACCAAGAGGTGCTTGAGTATGTAATGAAGCCGTTCCCGAGTGTCCTTGTTCTCGATGTTTTTCATCGCGATACGCTCGATAGAAGCCAAGGTTGCCTCGACCTCACCGTGAGACGCTTGGTCAATCCCTGCGTCATTCAGGGTCTTCTCATCCACAGTCAACCGAAAGAACGGATAACCGGGTGGCATGAGACCCAGCAGTAGTTTTGACCCAAGGTTCTTAACAGCAGCCGCTCCCAGACCCTGATAGGGTAGATAATGGTCACTGC